CATCTCCTCACAGCGGCGGGGGCGCTGAATCTACACATACCCCCACCCTTAATTTCAGGAGCAAGCAATGACAGCAGAATGGAAGAAGTCCGCCATCGAGCGGACCAAGCGCAAGAACGATCTTGCGCAGGCGCAGGCCGAACTGAAGATGCTCAAGGAGCAGTACGCCGACGCGAAGCAGGCCGCGCGGTTTTACAAGGATGAGTACGACCGAGCGCGTAAGTTGCTGCACGAGCAGTACAAAGAGCTGAGCCGGTATGACGCGCTGCGCAGCGTCGGCGTGCTGATTGAGCTCGACGGCGAGTTCAAGTACCTGCAAGGCAAAGACCTCGACGCGTTCTGGGAAGAGCGTGATCGAAGACGCAACATGTACTTTGAGCAGAGCGTGCTTTCAACTATGCAGTCGGTGGCGACACCGGGCAGCAACTGGGTCGCTCAGGCGGAGCTTTGACATGGCAGCAACCCCTGAAGCTCTCGTCAAAAAGCAGATCCGCAAGATCCTCGACGCCCAAGGCGTCTACTACGCCATGCCTATCGGCACTGGCTACGGCAACAGCGGCGTGCCCGACTTCCTGTGCTGCGTGAACGGATTCTTCCTCGCCATCGAAGCCAAGGCAGGCAAGGGTAAGACCACTGCCTTGCAAGACGAGCACCTCAGGCGTATTGGCGTGAGCGGCGGTATCGCGCTCGTCATCAACGAATCCAACTACGACCTGCTGCTCGTGACGCTACAAACTTTGAAAGACAAACATGCACCCGACTCTCGCTAAGAAATACGCACGGGCCATCGAAGACGATGTGGCCAACATGTCGCAGGAGAACCGAGACAAGCTCACTGCGCTGATCCCCCAGATCTCCCAGCTTTACCGCAATGACTCCACGCGGCGCGGCGTCCTCATAGTGGCGGACGATATGGGCCAGACGGTGTTCCACATCAACGCCGACGAGTTCGAGGCGTACGGCATGATCCACGAAGCGCTGCCCATGCACGACAAGCTGCTGCGCCAAGACCAACCTGATACGGGACTTTTTAACTAATGTGGGAGCATCGCTACGACAACAATGGCGTGCTGCATGTGGTGCCGATAAAAGACTTGGCCGAGCATACACCGAGCGGCTGCTGGTGCAGCCCTGTTCAAGAAGAGGCCGGCTACATCGTCCACTTCGCGCTAGACGAGCGAGACAAGTTTGAACGAGGTGAAAGGAAAACATCATGAGCGAAAAACGTGAATATCTATGGGCAGTGTTTGCTGAGCTACAGCAAACCCCGAAACTTGTTGAGGCCGCGCTGATTTTTTATCACGCCGGAGTGCCAATAGCCCAAGCAAGAGAGTACCTGCACGTGCTTGCAGAGAAACTGAAGGCGAGTACCGCGTGACAAAACCCTACGACCGCATCATCACCATCGACTTCGAGACTCGGTGGGACCGCAAGGACTACACCCTGTCCAAACTCACCACTGAGGAGTACATCCGTGACCCAAGATTCAAAGCCTTCGGAGCCTGCATCCACGAACTCGGCTCAGACGAGCCGATCCTTTGGGTGGGCAGCGATGATCTGGCTTACTACTTTCGGTGTTTTGACTGGTCTCGCACTGCAGTGCTCGCCCACAACGCCCAGTTCGATGTGTCAATTCTGGCTTGGCACTACGGCGTTCAGCCTGCTTTTATTTTCGACAGCCTGTCTATGGCGCGTGCTCTTCGAGGGGTCGAGGTCGGGAACTCGCTTGCGAAACTTGCTGAAGACTTTGGCCTCCCCGCCAAAGGAAAAGCGGTCTACTCCACGGACGGTCTGGAGGAGATAAGCCCGCAGATCGAGGCTGAGCTTGCCGACTACTGCAAGCACGACGTGTACCTGTGCGAAGAAGTCTTTGCCCGACTGCGCCCGGGCTACCCCAGCAGTGAGCTGCGCCTCATCGACATGACGCTGCGGATGTACACCCGCCCGCTGCTTGAGCTTGACGCTGAGATGCTGGAGAAGGCGCTGGTTGAAGAAAGGGAGAAACGTGAAGGACTGCTACAGAGGCTCGGCGTGGATGAAGCTGTTCTGGCGTCGAACCCGCGCTTTGCGGATGCGCTGCGCGCGCTTGGCGTCGAGCCGCCTACGAAGGTCAGCAAGACAACTGGCAAGCGCACGCTCGCACTTGCTAAGAACGACGCGCTTTTCCAAGCGCTGCTCAACGGCTCGAACGAAGACGTGGCGAATCTTTGCGAGGCGCGGCTGAAGGTCAAGTCCACAACCGAGCGCACCCGAGCCCAGCGCTTCCTAGACATCTCCAAGCGCGGCCGACTGCCCGTACCTCTTTCGTACTATGGGGCCCTGTCCGGGCGGTGGACGGCGTCCAAGGGCTCGGCCATCAACATGCAGAACTTGAAGCGCGGCAGCTTCCTGCGCAAGGCGATCATGGCCCCGGTCAACCATCAACTTGTTGTGGGGGACTTGTCCCAGATCGAGCCCCGGGTGCTGGCATGGCTGGCCGACTACGAGGAACTGCTGAACATCTTCAAGTCGGGGCAGGACGCCTACGCCCAGTTCGGCGCGCAGATGTTCGGCATCCCCGGTATGACCAAGGAGAGCCACCCGGACCTGCGCCAGTCGGCCAAGAGCGCGTTGCTGGGGTGCGGGTATGGTCTGGGCTGGGCGAGCTTCGCCGCGCAGCTTCTGGTGGGCTTCCTTGGGGCTCCGCCGGTGCGCTACGACAAGGCGTTCGCCAAGAAGCTGGGGGTAAACCGCGCTTATGTGGAGAAGTTCCTGAGCTACGAGCCCAACGTCGAGAAGCTGGAGGCCATCCCGCACACCTGCACCGACGAGGAGCTGCTCACGCACTGCGTGGCGGCCAAGAAGATCATTGACATCTACCGCTCCACGGCGTGGCCTGTGGTGGCCTTCTGGGAAACGATGGGGGCCCTACTGGTTAAGAGCCTTGCAGGGAGCGAGGAGGTCGTGTATAAATGCCTTACCTTCAAAAAGGAGGAGATCGTATTGCCCAACGGCATGTCGATCCACTACCCCAACTTGCGTCAGGAGAAGGACGCTAAGACGAAGGAACTAAACTGGGTCTATGGTCGTGCTGGTGAGAAACCGACGAAGCTGTACCCGGGAAAGATCACGAACAACGTAGTGCAGGGCACGGCGCGTATCGTGATGACGGACGGGATGCTGCGGGTGAACAAGAAGTACCCCATAGCAGGCACCGTGCATGACGAGTTGATCTCTGTTGTGCCTGATGAGGAGGTCGCTGACGCTAAGACTTGGGTCTTGGCGCAGATGACATTGGTTCCGAAGTACATGCCGGGGATCCCTCTGGCCGCTGACGGTGGCGCACACCGTCGATACGGGCTCGCAAAGAGCTAAGGAGATACCAGTGCAGCTTCCCTACTACATCCGCGTCGGCAGCAAAAACTACCACATAGTCCCGGTGCCGCACCTCGGCGGCCACCTCGGCTACATCGACTACAACGACAAGACCATCCTCGTCGCTACGTGCCACCCCAAGACCGGCAAGCTGCGCACCGAGCGCCAGCAGGCGTACAGTTTCTGGCACGAGGTGACTCACGCCATCCTGAAAGACATGGGCCACAAGCTCGAAGCCAACGAGGAGTTCGTCGATGCCTTCGCCATCCGACTTAACGACGCCATCCACAACGCCAAGCTGTGAACTCGGCGACGACGAGATGCTGACGCTGATCCGCATGGCGGGGTGGGATGTTGGAGTCGTCGCAGACTACTCGCATTACCTAATTGCGCCGGACGGAGCGGCACTTGTCGTGACGTACATCCCGCATCAGTCTCAGGTGACCTCCCTGTTCAACGAATTCCTTCGCTTCAAAGAACACCAATGAAAAAACCAGCTTGGTCCCACTCCTCCCTTAAAGACTTCGAGGGCTGCCAGCGCCGCTACCACGAGGTGAAGGTGCTCAAGAACTACCCGTTCCAAGAGACCGAGGCCACGATCTACGGCAACAAGGTGCACGAAGCGCTGGAGTTCTATGTCCGCGACGGCAAGGAGCTGCCCCCTGAGTTCTCGCAGTTCAAGGACATCGCTGACGCGCTGATCCGCAAGCCCGGGCGCAAGCTCGCTGAGTACCAGATGGCGCTCAACCCGGACCTCAAGCCTGTGGAGTGGTTCGCCAAGGACGTGTGGGTGCGCGGCATCGCCGACCTCTTGATCCTCGACGACGACAACCTCACGGCGTGGGTGGTGGACTACAAGACCGGCAACGACAAGTACCCCGACCGCGACCAGCTTGTGCTCATGTCCATCATGGTGTTCGAGCACTTCCCCCACATCCGCAAAGTCAACTCGGCGCTGATGTTCATCGTCAAGAACTCGATGGTGAAGATGCAGATGATGCGCGAGGCCAAAGACCAGATGTGGTGGAAGTACCGTGAGCGCACCGCCCGCATCGAGCAGTGCTACGAGACCGGCGTGTGGAACCCGACCCAGACCCCTTTGTGCAAATGGTGCCAAGTCACCGGCTGCGAATTCAACCCGAAACATTAAGGACTGCCATGCCCTACAAGAACCCCGCTGACCGCGACACCTACCCGGCCTACGACCAGAAGCCGGAAGTCAAGAAGCGCCGCGCTGCGCGCAACAAAGCCCGTGCCATGCTGGAGCGTGAGGGCCTCGTCCACAAGGGTGACGGCAAAGACGTTGACCACAAGAAGCCGCTGTCCAAGGGCGGGGCGACGACGCGCTCCAACCTCAAGGTGAAATCCGCCAGCGCCAACCGGACGTACAAGCGCAATGCAGACCACTCAATCAAGTAACACGCTGGCGTCCAGCACCGCGAACAAGTACACCCTTAGCGCCGGGCCGTTCGGTAACAGTGGACTCCTTCAAGCGCCGAAAGGCGTCATCACGGATGTGGACAAGGTCACCGAGCGAGACCTCAACAGCGACGTGTTCAACACGCCGGTCGAGACGTTGGTCAACGCGTGGCTTGCGCGGTACAAGACTGACTGGATTGACCTAGACGTAGTGATGGAAGACCCGTTCTACGGGCGTGTGTACAAGCGCCTGCGCTCGCTCGGAGAGCTTGAGACGCACTACCTGACAGACAGAGCGAGGTACGTATGCAGAAAACCAGAATAGGAGAGCAAGCAATGGGAATCTTTGATGGCGCAGACCAGAAGCAGATGGCTGCCGCGCAGCAAATGAATGCGCAGATGGAAATGGAAGAAGCGAAGATACGCGCCAAGCTGTACAACCAAGCGCAGGCAATGGGGATAGCAAATCAAAACGCGCTAACCGGCATCGGCGCTACGCTGGGCGGCAGCTACGGGTTGCAGACACCGAAAGCGCGCTTTGACCCCAACAAAAGCGAGGCGTATCAGATCCCGCTGTCGCAGCTTGTGGCCATGTGGCAGGTCAAGTACGGCGATCAGTGGGTGGACATTCGCTCCGACAGAGAGCGGAGTGATTTTTACTGGGCTGCAGAGACACGCCTCGGGCAGAACGACTTGTTCGAGCGAGTTGACGGCTGGGCCCGACTAAAAGAAAACGTGGAGAAGCTCCTTGCAGATCGTTGACAACAAGGCGCTGGTGCTGCGAACGCGCAACCCGCACAAGTACAGCGTCATCCCCAAGCACAAGATCCTCTCCGAGCGAGAGGGCACCTACGAGGTGGCGGTGTACTGGGGCCTCGACGAAGCACGCGTGCTGCGCAACCTCGGAGTGAAGAACGCGCCTTCCCCCATCACTAAGCGATACGACTGGCCGGGCAGGTTCAAGCCCATGCAGCACCAGATCGAAACAGCAAGTTTCCTCACGCTTTACCGCAGAGCCTTCTGCTTCAACGACCCCGGCACGGGCAAGACGCTCTCGGCGCTGTGGGCGGCGGACTACCTGATGAAGCGCGGCGATGTGCGGCGTGTGCTGATCCTGTGCCCGCTGTCGATCATGCAGTCGGCGTGGATGGGCGACATCAACTCCAGCGTGATCCACCGCTCCGCTGTGGTGGCCCACCATGCGCAGGCAGCGCGGCGCATCGAGATGATCCAGAAGGACTACGAGATCGTCATCACGAACTACGACGGCCTGAACCTGATCGCGCAAGAGATCAACAATGACGGCCGGTTCGACCTCATCATCGTGGACGAAGCCAACGCGTACAAGAACCCCAGCACGCGCAGGTGGAAAGCGCTGGCCTCGATCATCAAGCCTGAGACGTACCTGTGGATGATGACCGGCACCCCGGCGTCGCAGTCGCCTGTCGATGCCTACGGTCTGGCCAAGCTGGTGAACCCGGGCGGCGTGCCCAAGTTCTTCACGGCGTGGCGCGACAAGGTGATGAACAAGATCACCATGTTCAAGTGGGCCCCCAAAGCCGACGCCACCTCAACCGTGTTCAATGCGCTGCAGCCGGCGATCCGCTTCACCAAGGCCCAGTGTCTTGACCTGCCGCCGGTTGTCACGGTGACGCGTGAGGTGCCCATGACGGCCCAGCAGACCAAGTACTACAAGATGCTCAAGGAGCAGATGTTGGTGCGCGCTGCGGGGGAGACGATCAGTGCGGTCAATGCCGGGGTTGCCGTCAACAAGTTGCTGCAGATCTCCTGCGGCGCTGCGTACACGGACGACAAGGAGGTGGTGGAGTTCGACGCCGCCCCGCGCCTGCATGTGCTGGACGAGGTGTTGGAAGAGACCGACCGCAAGGTCATCATCTTCGCGCTGTTCCGCTCCAGCATCGACACCATCGTCACGCACCTGCAGAAGAAGGGTGTGGGCGTGGACACCATCCACGGCGATGTCTCCGCAACGAAGCGCGGCAAGATCATCCATGACTTCCAGAACACGGACACGATCCGAGTGCTGGTGATGCAGCCCCAAGCCACGGCGCACGGCATTACCTTAACGGCGGCTGACACGGTGGTCTTCTATGGCCCGCTGATGTCTGTAGAGATGTACACGCAGTGCATAGCACGAGCCGACCGCAAGGGTCAAGACTCCGACAAGGTCACGGTGGTGCACATTGAGTCAAGCCCCATTGAGAAGAAACTCTTCAAGGCTATGAATACCAAAGTCAGCGACCACGCGCTGCTGGTCGGCATGTTCGACAGCGAGGTGAAAAATCTTTAAGGAAAGGAGTTGCGCACGCGAAGTTTTCATGTAGGATGTCAAACCCTAGACAAACAACAAACGGAGAAAGCAATGGACGAACTCGACGATGAGGAGGCACCAGCCTCCCAAGAAACACAAGAGATGGCCACTGTCCCCATGGACAAGCTGGCCAAGGTCTACCGCAAGATGGCTGCTGAGATCCAGCGCCTGACCGCTGAGTACGACGAGAAGGTGGAGGCGATCAAGCGCCAGCAGGATGTCGTGAAGACTGCGCTCAAGGATCAGATGCTCGTGATGGGCGTCAACTCCGTGCGCACCGACAACGGCACCGTGGTGCTCTCGACCAAGACCCGATACCAAACGCAGGACTGGGACTCCTTCAAGGAGTTCATCAAGGAGCACGACGCCCTCGACCTGTTGGAGAAGCGCATTGCGCAGACCAACATGGCTACGTTCTTGGAAGAGAACCCCGGCACGCTGCCTCCCGGCATGAACTCGTTCAGCGAGTACCAGATCTCTGTTCGTAAACCCACCAAGTAAGGAGAAGCTCCATGAGCAACATTGCAGTTTTCAACCCCGGTCAAGTTCCGGATTTCGTCAAGCGCCGTGGCGGTCTGTCCGACGTGGCCAAGTCTCTGGCTGCCGGTGGCGGCAGCGCAGGCAAGCGCATCTCCATCAAGGGCGGCGTGTTCCGCCTGATCTCCGGCGGCAAGGAAGTGGCTGCCATCGAGGACCGCCATCTGGACGTGGTGATCGTCAACGCCGCGCCCACCGTGAACCGCGTCTTCTACATGAAGAAGTTCGACAAGGACGCGCAGGGCCAAGCGCCTGACTGCTGGTCTGCCGACGGCAAGACCCCTTCTGCTGACAGCGAGAACAAGCAGGCTTCTTCCTGCGACGAGTGCCCGCAGAACATCGCGGGCTCGGGCAACGGCAACTCCCGTGCCTGCCGCTACCAGCAGCGGCTTGCTGTGGTGCTGGCCAACGACGTGGACGGCGACGTGCTTCAACTGGCGCTGCCTGCCACTTCTATCTTCGGCAAGGAGAACGGCGACGCCCGTCCGCTGAAGGCTTACGCCACTTGGCTGACCGCGCAGAACGTGGACCCCACCGACGTGGTGACCCGCATGAAGTTCGACACCTCCAGCGAGAGCCCCAAGCTGTTCTTCAAGGCCATGCGCTACCTGACCGACAGCGAGTACGAAAGCTGCCAGACTCAGGCCAAGTCCGACGACGCCATCAAGGCCATCACCATGACGGTCGCCAAGATCGACAAGGCCCCGGAAGTCGCAGCCCCTGCCCTGCCGGGCACCAAGCCCAAGGCGGCCAAGCCTGAAGTTGCCGAGGAGGACGAAGCTCCCGCTCCGCCGCCCAAGAAGGCCAAGGCGGCTCCCAAGGTCGAGGCTGCTGAGGACGAAGGCGACGAGCCCGTGGTGCGTAAGGAGGAGAAGAAGCCCTCCGCTGTGCCCGCTGCCAAGGCCGCGCTGTCCTCCATGGTTGACGACTGGGACGACGAGTAAAGGTTAACGGGGGGAAAGCGGATGCTGCGACTGTAAGTCGCTGGTCGTCGAGCCGTGCGCTCGGAGGACGGCACGGAATTCCCGCAGTGCAGCGAGTACCCCCACCTACACCATGGCCTACTCACAACAAATCATCGACACGGTCAAGACGGCCCCAAAGACGCTGGGCAACCAGCTTGGGCGCTGGGCCGTGCACCTAGACTTCCCGGTGACCAAGATCTCGCAGATCACCGGCGCTTCGCGCCAGACTGTGTACAACTGGTTCAACGGCGGAGAGGTGTTCAACGCCTACCGCCCTGCCGTCACCGACCTTCTCACCATTTTGCGCTCGGCAAGCACCGCCGACGACGCGTGGAGCAAAGCATGCAAGGCATTCAACCTCACAACCTGAGCAACAACGAACTGCTGCGGTACATCTACATCATGGGCTTTGACAAGGTTCCGGCTGACTGGATCAAGGTCTTGGTCGAACGCTTCGCGCACCTGCTCGACGACAACAAGTAAACCCAACCGAGGATTTCGATGACACCGCTGGATTTCTTGGCGGCGGTTCTTCCGTCCCCGGGTCACGGGTATTACTGCGCGGCAGAACTAAGCACAACAAAAAAGGAGCACCGCTATGAGGAGAATCTTGAAGACCTGATCCCCACCATCGACGCGTGGAACTCGCAGGACCGCGATGTCTACTTCGCCCTGTCCACCTTCGAGGAGGCGGGCAGCCGCACGGCCGCCAACGCCCGATTCATCAAGGCGTTCTTCATCGACATGGACGGGTACGAGTCCAAGAAGGTGGCCGGCGAGGATCTGCAGAAGTTCTTGGATAAGACCGGCCTTGCCGCGCTTGGCACGCCGTGGGTTGTGTCGTCCGGCGGTGGGCTGCATGTCTACTGGCCGCTGACCCACGAACTCCCGGTGGAGATGTGGAAACCTGTTGCCGAGAACCTCAAGCGCCTGTGCAAGCAGGAAGGCTTGACCATCGACATGACGGTGACGGCCGACGCCGCCCGCGTGCTGCGGGTTCCGGGCACGCGCAATCACAAGAAGAAGTACCGCCTGCCGCGCAGCGTGAAGCTGCTGGCCACCGGGGATGTGTTCGACTTCTCCGTACTGTCGCCGCTGATCCACGAGAAGCTCAAGCCTGAGTACCACGCCAAGGTGGTCGAGCCCCTGATGGGCGTGCGGCCCAACCGCAAACCCGGCTCCACGCAGGTCAAGCTCATGCAGAACAGCGTGACGCTGTTCGAGAACATCTTCGACGCCACCCAAGCGGGCAACGGCTGCGCACAACTTAAGGCCTACATCGACCAACCCAAGGAAGACGGGCTGGAGCCGATCTGGCGCGGGCTGCTGTCGTGGACGAAGGTGTGCGAGGACGGTGACGACTGGGCCAAGTGGCTGAGCGAACTGCATCCGTACCCTGAGCAGCGCATGCGCCAGAAGCTGGCCGAGATCAAGGGGCCCTACCCCTGCGTCAAGATGGACAGCGAGAACCCGGGCCTGTGCGCGGGCTGCCCGCACTTCGGCAAGATCACCAACCCGCTCGGGCTTGGCCGGGAACTCAAGACCGACAACTCCGAGAAGCTCATTCCCATCAACCCCGCGCCGGCCGAGATGGCGGATGCGAACGAAGAGATCGAGTTCGGCTACGACGAAGAGCTGGATGAGATGCTGGAGGGCGAGACCCCCCATCAGTACGTCAAGCGGCCCAGCCCTCCCCGGGGGTTCAGCTACGGCCAGAACGGCGGCGTGTACGTCGATAAGATGGTCGAGGATGCCGACGGCACCAAGTCCAAGAAGCAGGTGCAGTTCCTTGCCTACGACCTGTTCGTTGTGGACATGCTCAAGCAGGAGGAGGACTACGCTGTCCACCTCGTGGCGAACCGTCCCGACGGCGTGAAAAACATCACGCTGCCCGCCAAGTGCGTGGTGTCCAAGGACGAGACCGTGAAGTTCTTGGCGAGCCAGAACGTGATCGCCAGCTTCGGCAAGGGCAACGACGCCAACCTATTCGACTACGTCCGCGCCTGCGTGGAGGAGGCATCCCTGTCCAAGAAGGCGGTGGAGATCCCCTACCAGTGCGGCTGGCAGAAGGATGGGAGCTTTGTGTACAACTATAGGGTTTTCACTAAGGACGGCCGGGAGTTCACCGTGCCCATGCCGGGGCTGGAGAACATCAACCGCAACACCAGCAGCAAAGGCACCATCGAGGAGTGGCGCGGCTTCTGGGAACTGATGATCCACCGCAAGATGTACACGATGCTGGCGCTGTGTCTGGACAGCTTTGGCTGCGCCCTGATGCGGTTCACTGAGTACGAAGGTTTCATCTGGCACATCGGATCGACCGAGTCGGGCACCGGCAAGTCGCTCACGCTCAGCGCCAAGGCTGGCGTCTGGGGGCACCCGATCCGCTACCGTACCGGCAAGTCCACCTCCCCTGTTGCAATGCAGCAAAGAGCGGGCTTGCTGAACTCGATGCCGCTCCTGATCGACGAGATCACCAGCAAAGCGCGGGACAACATGGAGTGGGCTCCCACCTTCATCTTCGACTTCACCGAGGGTCAGGGCAAGGAGCGCATGGAGTCGGGCGCGAACAAGGAGCGGGTCAACAACTCGGTCTGGAACGCCACCGGCACCCTGACCTCCAACGTACACCTTACGGACTACATGTCCGGGGCCCGCAAGCACTCGTCGAACGGCGAGCTTCTGCGCACGCTGGAGTGGACGCCCAACAAGCCGCTGCAATGGTCTGACGAGGAGCGCCTTGTCCTCAAGAAGATCAAGAACAACTACGGCGTGGCTGGCGAGGCGTGGGTCCGCTGGCTGGTGCGCAATCAGGACGTGGCCGCTGAGATGGTCCGCCGGGTACACGCCAAGCTCAAGGGCGAGTTCGGCTTCAGCGACGACGAGCGGTACTGGCACACCGGGTGCACCGAGGTCGTGGCGGCTGCGATCCTGCTGGGCCCCAACTACGCCAACATCCTCACGGTGCCCACCAACGGCGTCATGGATGCCCTCAAGGAACTCGTGGCTCGTGCCCGGGGGGTCTTGCGGCGCAGCGTGCGTACGGCGGAGGACGTGCTCAACGCCTACACCCGGGACAACTACGGCGGCTTCGTGGTGCTGTGGCGCTCGGAGGCCAAGGGCATTCTGGCTACGTGGGGCAACGGCGACACGGTGGATAAGTCGATCACCCGCACGAAGGTGCTGGGCCGCGTCGAGCACAACACCCTACAGCAGGGGTACACGGAGTTCTTCATCGAGGAGCAACTCCTGAAGCAGCACTGCGTGTCGATGAGCTTCGGGTACGCCGACTTCAAGGCGCAGCTTGAGCAGCAGTTCCGGGTGTCCTACGTCAAGAAGGACATGCTGGCCAAGACCAACGGCCCGTCCATGCGGGTCAACGTCATGCACATCAGCCGCCGGGCGGACGAGATTGATGAAGATCAGCTACCCGTGGTCAACCCTGAAGCCGGGTGAAGGCTTCTTCGTCCCGGCACTTGATACGGAGAAAGCCCGAGAACTCGGGCTACGCGCTGCGGTAGGTCAGCGGCTCCGTATCAAGGCGGTGCCTTGCATCAAGGACGGACTCATCGGGGTGTGGTTTTATCTGCCACTTCGCGGAAAGTCCGGGCCAAGCCTGTCTTGATCCGGCGGATCTCGTCAAGCTGCTTGCGCTTGGCTTCGGCGCTCATGTTCGAGGCCGCGATGGCCCGCTCGGCTTGGGTCAGCTTGGTCATGTTGGTCTTGAACGTGTCACCAATCTCGGCTTCCATGATCTCGTTGCCCCGGCGCTGCAGTAGGCTGACGGCTTCGGGCGTGCGGCCCTCGGCGAGCATCTTCTTGTACGCAGCGCGGACCTGCATGTCCTCGTTGAACCGCTCGTAGGCGCTGTTGATGATGCCGCCTGCGTCGTTGGGCTGGAAGGTGCCGCCCACCAGCGGGTACTCAGACAGGCGCTTGACGGCGGCTTCCGGGGACTCCGACTTGGGGGCTCCTAGGCTGAGCGCGTGCATGAAGGCCAGACCCAGCGTGCCGGTGTAGCCGCGCACCAGATACTCCATGTTCACCGGGGAGATGCCCAGCGACTTGCCCAGCGCCTTGGCAACTTCCGAGGTGTTGGCGCGGAACTGCTCTTCCGGCAGGAGTTCCTTTTCCCGGGCGGACAGGATGTCGCGGCCAGTGTAGAACGACTTGCCGAGCCCCACCTCGATGGCGGGTTTGAGCGCCTGCGGCAGGCCGTAGCTGGTGCCGCCCGGGACCGTCTGCAGCAGGATCTGCTTGAACGCCTGCACCGCTTCCTCGCCGCCGTGCTTGGTGGTCATGGAGCTGTACAGCGCCTCGGGCAGCGCCTTGAAGATGTAGCCGACTTCAAACGGCACGGGGATGCGGACGGGCTCATCGACACCGGGCACCCGCACGAACCAGTTGCCGTACTTCTGCTCGGGCGTGGCGTTCTTATACGCCTCGTCGTCCTCCATCATGGCGGCGTAGAGCAGCGTTGCAGCAGCCAGCATACCGCCTCGGAGCAGCAGCTTCTGCTGGAGCTTGAGCTTGTCGTTGAACGGCATCTTGCCGGTAAACGCCTTGTACAGAACGTTCAGACCTTGGATCTGCGCGTTCAGGAACGGGATCATGGCGTTGGCCATGTGCACGCTGGGGGATGCACCGCGCTTGTTGAAGTTCATGGACTCCAGCGCCATCAGCGTGGCCTCCATCTCCGACAGACCTTGGTTGATGTAGCTGTTGTACTGGGCCCGGCGGGTCAGAGCGTCAGCCTCCATGCCCAGCGCCTCGACCTTGCTCAGGGCGGACATCCAACCGGGCTTGCCGTCGCTCACGTCGCGCAGGATCTTGGCAATGTCTTCGGAGGTGCCGTGGAACTGCTGCCCGCCGACGATACCGCGATTCTCCAGAATGCCCTTGGTCTGGCTGTTGATCGTGCGCAGAGCGCCGGCCACAGGAGTGAAGTCAGCGCCGGACAGGATGGGCGCAGCCAGCGAGTCGCGGAACAACTGCTTGGCCATGTACATCGGGGACAGCGTGACTGCCTTGCGCAGCAGTTGGGACGGCATAGCCATGACGCGCAGCAGCGCGGGCATCTGGGTGGGGATACCCTCCATGCCCTTGACCAGCAGCTCCGCCGGGATGCCGGTGTTGAAGCGCTGGCCCCCGACCGTCACGGTCTCGGTATCCACGACTGCGTAGCGGTCCTCCCCGTTAACCTTGAACTTGACCACATCCGGGCCGCTGGCGGCCTTGACGATCTTGGCGGCGTTGAGGTTCACCAACTCGAAGATGGCATTCTTGGTGGCAAGGTTGCGCAGGCCCATGTCCACCAGCATGTTGGTGTTCTGGACGCTGGAGGTCATGAAGTCGAGGATGGCCGTGTCGCCACCGACAAGCTCCTGCAGGTAAGGCTGCTCGGAGATGTTGCCGATCTTGATCGGATTCTCCCCGCCAATGATGAGCATGGCGTTGCCGTTCTGCTCACGGTAGAAGGGGATGTAGTCGTTGGTCGCGGCAAGACGCTGAGCAACACCTTCCGACAGAGCGCCGGTCTCCGCCAAGAAGTTCATCAGGTTGCGGTTGTAGGCGTTGTACTCGTCGCGCGCCTTGTCGAAAATCTCCTTGAGGCCGGGCGTGTTGGCCACGGTTGCCTTGGCATCGTCCAGCGTCTTCTGGGTAACGTCGCCACCGAAGTTCAGCGCGGCCAGACCCACGCGGTCGGCACGCAGCGCGGCCAGATACGTGGTGAAGATCCGGTTCACAGCCTCGGCGTTACCAACCATCGGCTGCGCCTTGGCCAGCGTTTCCACCACGCCCTTGATGCTCGGCCCAGCCTTGGACTCCAGCACAAACTCTTTGCGGCCGTCAGCGCGGGTCTTCTCCGTGATGACGGGAACGCCGTTGGCAACGGACTGCGCCGTGAAGTTCATGCGCTGGTCGTACATGCGCAGGTAGTACATCATCTGGGCACCCTTGAGGGAGTCCAT